GTGCATAGGCTTAGATGCTTGTACGCCTTTCTTTAAATCGTCAAAACTCTTTTTACTGTGGGTTTTAAATTCTGCTAAATGCTTTGTATTTTCCGCAGTAGGTACACCATTATGAATAATACCATCTACACTGCCAGATACATGGGAACCAAAGTCCACTCGGTTCTGGCTTCCATCAATATCTATACCGATTGCGCGTAAATCTGAAATTATTTGAGGTTCTTCTAAATGCCCTCGCCTAAATAGCCGCAGTATACGACCTTGGAATTGCTCTACAATAGCCCATCTAAAAGATAGCCATAACCATCTATCGCAATGATGCCCAAGTCCAGAACAGCCTAAATGGGGTCTTGGTTGTTCTTGCCTTGCTTCATGTGCTTGATCTATTAATGCTGATATATGTTGGACAGGTTCTGGTATTTTTGCCATAATCTAGTCTCCTTTATAGTAAGTATTGACGGGCATTTTACAGCCCGTCTTTTTTATGGGTGTTATTTAGCCCAAGGCGGTGTACCAGATACTGGTGCAGCAGTAGGTGATGAAGCAACGGGTGCTACCCCACCTTTCATTGCTTTAAAGCCACTTACATCATTTGAAGCATCGTACCCACCACTTGCTTCACGAATCTTGACTTTAATTTCTAACTGACCGCCAATTAACTGGTCGGTATCTTCTACCGAAGCCAAGCCAATAGCCCTCATTAACTCGCCCAGTTGTTGGATACCAATTTCTTGTGCTTTAGGGTTAGGGTTGCGAATATTTAAGTTGCCAAAAATAACTCGGCCCTCATGGGTTGGTCCCGTGATGTTATATCGTATAGCGATATACTGCCCTGTCCCTGCTTTAGTGTCTTTTAATTCTGCACTACCAATGGCGCAAGAATACCAACCTGCTGGAATTGGCTCAAAGTTGCTTTCGCTTTGTGGGATTTCGCTTGTGTTAAAAGATTGACCTAAATTAGCCATGATTATGCTTCCTTTTCTATAGTAAATGATGGGCGACCAGCTTTTGTGGTTACAGCCCCTAGTAATGCTTCGGTAATACTTTCATCGGCAGCTTTCCAGCTTGCCATGTTAATGGTTGGTGTCCAACGAAATAGTTCACCTAAATGGCTGGTTAATCCAGCATCGGCTGCTAGTTCTTGTAACTTGTCCCCATCAACTTTATTGGTTAGCCGCTCAACAATTTTAATGTTGTAGCCTTTGACGCTGATTGACTTAGTGCCGTTAAAATGTTCTGGCGCAAATTCTTGAACCAGTTTATCTTCTATTAAGCGTCTTTTTTCAATCGCGTGTTTTTCATCGGCTTTTGCGTTTAACCAATCGTTATAGATGCTCACGATACACCGCCAATCTTGGCAATAATCTCCCCAAGGTCTGGCGTTTCCCAAGCCTCTAACTTGCCACTGCGGTCTTTAGCCAACCATAGGCCGTCTGAATCGCACATTAATGCCCGTTGAGTTTTGCCTTCTTCATCTTTTTCTATCCGAAGTGCTAACACTTCATCGAAAAAATACGGCAGTTTTTGGGCCGTCTTGTTGCCGGGCAATGACGGGAAATAGAGCATTCTGCCCATCTCGTCTTGTTGCTTTTCTAGCTTGGCGGTCATTAAAACGTGCATATTTAGGTCTCGGAATGCCCTAATTATTTCGCTTAATTGGACATCCATTTCGCCATAAGCTGCACGACCATCTTTATTAACCTTTTTTTCGTGGGCTAAAACGACTTCTGCAATCTCTGATATTGAATCTAAAACTACCGATTGAAATTCATCTGAATCTTGCAACCAACTATAGGCATCGTGTAAATCTCCAATGTTTTTTATTTCTACAAAAGGTATATTGTCATCTTTAAGTGATAACAAACCATCTTCCGCAGATAGAACAACGGGTTTGGGTAGCGTTTTAGTTAGGGTTGTTTTACCAGACCCTGCTTGTCCATATACTAGAACTTTTAAGCCTTTGGCGTGGATATCGCCTGTGCTTTTTAATTGAATTGACATTATGTTTATTCCTTTTTATAACTTCGGTTGGAAATATTCCGTTTGAAGTTGTATACAGTATAATCATTTGTTGGTATATTTAAAAGCGTTTTTATAAATAAATTTACATAAAAGGGAATAAAAATGAATCTTCAGTTAGTTAAAGAGCAACTTGCAGACAGTAATCTGCGCAAAGTTGCCGAAGCCTCTGGCTTAAAATACAACGTTGTTACGCGTTTAATGAGGGGCGAAACTGACCCTAAATATTCCACTGTGGAAGCACTCTACAACTATTTAGAGGCTCGCGAAAATGGCAAGAATATTTGATCACCCATTTAAACCTCAAGAAGCACCAAGAGCCGAGCCACCAGAATTTCAGTTAATAGATGCTATGAAGGCATCTGGCTTAACCCCACCAGCCCAAGTATTCTTGGATGGTAAATTACACCGATGGGCTGGCAGTGGTAAGAAAGACAAGAACAGTTGGTACTGTTGTTTTGCAGATGGTATTCCTGCTGGCAGATTTGGCGATTGGCGGCTAGATTTAGAAGTCACTTGGCGAGCAAACGTAGGGCGTGAACTTAGCAGTGCCGAGCAAATGGCAAATAGCCGTAGGTTAAGCGAAGCAAAGAAAGTCCGTGATGCAGAAATGGCCCAGAAACGTGAAGTTGCCAGCATTACAGTAGAAACAATCTGGACTAAATGTACAGGCTCAGAAGATACCCACCCATACCTACAGCATAAAGGCGTTAAATCTCACGGCTCACGCGTTACTGGTGACGGCAGACTAGCACTACCACTATATGGTGAAGATGATAGCATCAGCAGTTTACAGTATATCAGCGCAGAGGGTGGCAAACAGTTTCATTCTGGTGGCGCAGTGTCTGGCAAGTTCTGGACTATTGGCACTATGGACGAATCAGGGCCATTATTTATAGCCGAAGGTTTTGCAACCGCAGCTACTATTACCGAAGCCACTGGCAGACCTTGTGTGGTTGCCTACAGTGCAAGCAATATCCCAGCAGTAACTGGAATAATGCGAGACAAGTATGGCATAGGGCAAGAGTTAATCATTGTTGCAGATAATGATGAGCATGGCGTTGGTAAAAAGTATGCAGATCAAGCCAGTGTTCGTTCTTCTGCTAAAGTAATTATGCCACCAACCCTTGGTGATGCTAATGATTACGCGCAAGAAAAAAGCAGTGAAGACCTATTATTACTTTTAATGCCGCCAGCCAGCAGCATTTATGAAGTTCTTAGAGTGGTTAGTGGGGACTCACTATCGCTAGACTACCAAGCCCCTGATGAATTAATCCAAGACATGGTGGTTAGAAAATCACAATCCATGCTTTATGGTGACAGCAATAGTGGTAAAACATTCTATGCTCTATCAATGGCCCATGCCATTTGTGAAGGCATTCGGTTTATGGGTAAACAAGTAGAAAAGGGTGCAGTCATTTACCTAGCTACCGAAAGCCCATCAAGTGTTATTAGCCGAGTACAAGCCATTAAAGATTTTTATCAATGCAAAATGCAGAATCTATTTATAGTGCAAATTCCAGTTAATTTCTTTACAAGCGATAAACACGCTACCGAAGTTATTGAACTGACCAAGCAAATAGAATCTGACACTGGCGAAAAAGTTAACCTTATTATTGGTGATACATTAGCTCGTATGACCGCAGGGGCTAACGAAAACAGTGGCGAAGATATGGTGCCCATACTGCAAAGGTTGGACGCAGTAGTTTATGAAGCCAATACCGCATTCTTAACTATTCATCACAGTGGCAAAGATGCTTCCAGAGGTGCTAGGGGCAGTTCAACCATTCGCGCACATATAGATACTGAGATTATGGTCGTAGAAGAAAACGGGCAAAGAACAGCTACTATTACCAAGCAGCGTGAATTACCAAGCAAAGGCGTAGAAATACCATTCAAGTTAGAAATTGTTCAAATGGGCATATCTAAGTTTGGCGAAAATGTCAGCACTTGCGTAGCCATATTTGACGATGAAGAGCGTGTCAAGAAGGTCAAGAAAGATTCTAAATTGGAGAAAAATAAGAAACTAATTGAAAGGGCTTGGTGGTCAGGTGGCGCAGAAGTGCGTGAAGTCGGTGGTGATAATAAGCCTTACATCAGCCGATCAGCCTTTAAAGAAATGTTAAGAAATGATGGGTTAACCGAACCAGTTGTTAAGAATTATATGAAGCCATCTTACGATGCTGGTCCAGTTTCCATTCTTTTAAATGGTGAAATAATAACCAATCATGAGCATGGTTATATTATTTTAGACAACCTATTATCCTCTGCATTTTTGCTAAGAAAGGGTTCTTAAAATGGGTACAAAAAGGTACATGTACCCTTTTATGTACCTTGTACCTTTTTACGCATTATATGTACAAAAAGGGTACATAAAGGTACATATACCCTATAGGGTATGTACCTATGTACCTTGTATATGCCCATAAAAATTGTTCGTGTTATAATTTTAAAATAAGGAAATACAAATGCTAGAAATTGAATACAAAAAACCTAATGATCTTATTCCCTATGTGAATAACTCTAGGACTCATTCTGAAAGCCAAATCACACAAGTGGCATCAAGCATTAAAGAGTTTGGTTTTACCAACCCTATATTGATTGATGGTGAAAACGGAATAATCGCTGGTCACGGACGTTTACTGGCTGCCTTAAAGCTAGACATTAGTGAAGTGCCTACGATCGCTCTACATGGGTTAACCGATGCTCAACGCAAGGCTTATGTAATAGCAGATAACAAATTGGCGTTAAACAGTGGTTGGGACCTTGAATTACTAAAAATTGAACTTGCAGATATTGAGGGTGAATTTGATTTAGATATTTTAGGTTTTGATAATGATGAATTATTAGACATATTAGAACCTAACCTTGATAACTTAGAAGATGAAAACCCCTACACAAAAAAAGCAGATGCACCTACCTATGAGCCTACTGGTGACAAACCAGATGTTAAAGAACTTTATAACGATGAAAAAACATTTGATTTAATAGCAAATATTAAAGCTGCCGTTTTACCTCAAGCAGAAAAAGATTTTTTAAT